ATATTTTTTAGCAATTTTTTTAATCTTTTTTGCATCACCTTTTGTTTTTGAAAAGAAATATGATCTCAATTGCTCTGGTAATTCTTCACTAACCAATAACTCTGCAAGTTTCGGATCAACTCCACTTGAAATAAGATTATTCTTATACGCATCCCTAGAAAGACTTCCCTTCTTAAGATTTTTATATATCTTCCTTCGCTCAAACAAAAAGTTATTTATCTTTTCACTTGATTCTTTGACTTTTTGTTTTTCAAGAAATCTCTCATTAGATATTTCAGCAGAGTTTCTGTTTTTTTGTATTTGAGTTACCACTGACCTCAAAAGTTGTGGATTCATTTGTGACATCTCAGTAGCTTCTTCAGGAGAAACCCCTAAAACTCTTTCAAGTGAAGATGCTGTTGATTCACGCTCTTTTTTTTGCTTTACTTCCTGCTTCCTTTGTAGCATCTGGTTCAACTGACCTTGAAGTAACGAGGCAATTCCTCCTCCTATACCAGTACCTAATGCATTCCCTAAAGCTGACGTTCTAGACAATCCTTTTATATTACTTGCAACACTTGGTCTATAATAATTTGCCATTACTTACTCCCTTTAAGTGAGCCTAGCAATTGAGGCAAATACTTCATCATTTGTGGAAGCTGACCAATCAAGCCTTCTATCATTCCAGGACCTCCTCCTTGAAATGAAACTTGTGATCTTGGCCTAAGACCCATTTGCATTTGTTGCATTCCATATTGAGGCTTCAAAGCAGCTAACTGTGTGCTTATATCAGAACCAGCTCTTCCCAAAGAAGATTGAAACGCACTTGAACGTTGTCCACCACCAGAACCCATCGATGTAAACCTTTCAGCAAGCGATGGTATAATATCTTCGTTGAACCTTTTCATTGCCTGATCTTCAAGCCCAGAAAAGTCCATGTTTTGTTGGCCTTGATTCATAAGCCAATCCATCATGTTTCCTTGACCTTGATTATATATATCACTTCTAACCTCTTGTGGTCCTTGACCACTCATAAAATCACCCATAGAACCTCCGCCTAGCATACTCATAATTTGTTGCAGAAATCCTCCTCCACCTTGGCTTCCTCCGCCTTGTCCTCCAGCACCTTGTGGCTGGTTTTTGCCATGATATCCAATTTGACCTATAAGTGGATCAACTCCTCTTGACAAAAGACTTCCTCCTGGAAGCATGCTAACGCCAGCTTTTAAAATCGGACTAGCTTTTCTAAGCAATTTTCCAATACTGAAACCCATCACATTCTCCTTATTTTATTAATCAGAACTTCAAAAACTCTACCACAACATACGTTACCGTATATGTCGTTCTATCACTACCAGTTGTTACTATAACGTTTGTATTATCTACCGATAAAGCAATATTATCTACTAATGTCGGTGAAGAAAAAGGAAGCGGTAAATACGACGTTCCTGCTTGGTTGTTAGCAACAGCATATATCCTTGTAAATATAGTTTCCGCATCACAATTTATTCCATGAGCAACGTTTGTTGTCCCAGTATTAGGCAATCCTCCAAAGTTAATAACTTTACGATATGTCTGTCTAAAGTCTGGAACTTGTGTGCCGGCTGATGTTAGTCCAGGCCTAGAAAAAAACTGCTGTCCTGTTATAAATTCTTGCGTATCGTAATATGCAGACTCTTTTACATTAAGCGAAAGTGCCATTCTATTAAGATTTTGATAAAGCCTAATTAGAAGATCTTTTAACTGTTCATTTTCTACCTCAGCTTCAAGTACTTCCGACGTGTCCCAAAGTTGCGTAGTTGGTATAAATGAACCATGATCTTTATTATCTGTTTGTGCCATTACAATCTCCCAACTGGAATAGTATGCAATACCATACCTTCAAGCGCAAAACCCTCTTCAACAATAGAATTTGTTCTCATTATGTCGTCAGAAGCATATAGCCTTATTTGTATAAATTGACCAACAGATTGAAAATAAACATCGTGCCATAAAAGACGCTGTACACTTTCTAGCGGATAATAAGTATCGTATGGAAATGTATCTAAAACAAAGTCACCGAAGTTTGATTCAGTTAGAATTCCCTGATTAACGAGTTCTAAATTAGAAGTAGAAGCAAAATATTGAACATCAAGTTGTCCACTTCCTGTCCTTGCTACTGCAAACTCTACTTTGTTAACAGAAACATCTAACCCCTTATCTATGTACGGATTAAATTGCTTGGTAAGAATATCTATTCTAGAAACACGAGACACAGTTCCAAGCCCAACATAAGCCGTAACTGCATCATATTCTGTGAATATAGTAATTGTATTCTCATCGACTACTGTAACGTCAGCTATAAAACCATTAAGTTCAACAGAACCTTGGCAGTTATCTAGTTTAATAAAATCACCATTTTGTAGGTTATGATTTATTATTGTTAATGTAACAAGTGGTAAAGCAATTGCAATATTACTTATTTGCATCACAGATTCATTGACAGCTCTATCTGGATCAATCAAAAATAAATAACCTTGTTGATTACCAGCAATGATTTGTATTGGTTGCGGTGCTATTACTCCATCTGTCCACGTATTTAACATGTGTTGCCACTGATCGAATATTGTTGACCATGAAGGTCCAACCTGTTGTTCTATATACCCAAAAGCTGTAATGCTATCATCATTCGAAGCCCAAGTTCCATCTGAGTAATTGTAAACAATAACCTTGTTGGGAAATATTTCTGAATATTGTCCGTTCTCTATGTAAGGAACAGTCCAATATACGAGCTCTTTTCTATAATCACGTATTCCTGCAACTCTAAATGGACCCTCGTCAGTGTTTCTTATTTTGAAGATCTCTTCTGGTATCTTACTATCTATTCTTGTTACATTTGATCCACTACAAGCATGAATACCAGTTGTTCCGATAGTTAAAATAGCCTTATCAAATGGAACAGATGAACGAGGAGATTCAGAACCAAGCTCTGTGTTAATTTTTTGCCATACAAACGGTTGAACCTGACTACCTGTATAAGCAAGTTCCCAAGTACTTCTTTCAAAAAACACAATAAGTCTATCTTTTATATATTCAGCGCTTATTATCTCTTCTTCAGTTGGAGCTTCTATCCAACCAGCTCCTTCATATCCAACTTCATTTCTTTCAAGCCATGCTGAAGATGGGTGAGTCGTATCAGGTGTACCGTTTCTAGAAAATCTACATCTATTTTGATATTTTCGTATATTGTTTCCAGCATCTATCTCAGAAGTATTCAATAGAATTAATCTATCCTTAAAAGGTAAAATTATTCTTGCAGTTTTAACTATGCTTAGATCTGCGTTTGCGTTCACTATAAACTGAGGCTTGAATTCAGTCCATGTTGTTCCGTCGTAATACCACATTCCATCATCATGTACAAAGTTTGTTACAAATAAGAATGTATTATAAAACTGAGAGCCAATCCAGCTAGTTGTGTGAAAGAAGTCTGAATCTGATCCAGTAAATGTAACATGTACTCCTGCAATTATTGGACCAATCGCTTCCCATGCAGTTCCACTATATTTGTAAATAAGTCGTGTGTCACAGGCCATTACCGGTCTATTATGAAGATCTCCAGTCTCATAGTTAAAAATACCCATCACAGGTTCACCAGGATAGAAATATACTTGTGTGCCTACTAAGGCTGCAACAAAATTATATACGCCTGTCGTTGTGTCATAAGTGTATGTCGTTGCTGATGCTGTCCCTGTCCTTAGCATTGTTACTGGGTTACCTGTTGCTTGAACAGTAAAATATTCATCCCCTATAGAGAACATTTGACCTGCTCTAGCATATCCACCACCAGGCACTGTTCCTGTGGCATTTCCAGTTATAGCATCTGTTATTCCTATTCCAGCACCTCCAAGAATTGGAATCCTTAAGCGTGATCTAAGTGATTCGTATCCTTGTGCTGCACCATCGCCTGTATATCGTGAACCAAACCTCTTTATAACTCTTCCTTCATATACATACGCATTGTTTAATCGCTCAAATGAATCTTCTGGTATCTGCCAACTTCTATTATCACTCCTTACGCCGTCTTTTATTGGAGCGATTAAAAATTTATCTGCCATGTTAAATACCTATTGCTATATAAGTAAAAGTTGTCGCAGTTCCAATGTGGCCAGCAACAGCTCTAGACGCAGTGAATCCATTTGCAGTCATGTTTCTTGCTATTAGTATGTAATCGTCTCCAATTCCACCATTTGTTGTTGTTGGAGTAATAGTAACCGAGTAATCTACATCGGCAAAATTGCTTTCAAAAACGTTTGCTACTCCCTGAGTTCCACCTGGTATACTTCCTTGTCCAAAGTTTATCTTTAACCCGGAAGGAAGAATCGTAAATCCTTTTTTAGATCCGGAAACACCAGTTATTTTAGAAGCAGTCATTTCTATAACATCTCCAGGAACTGGACCAACAGCTTCTTCTTTTTGCCAAAAAATACCCGTATTTCCGGTAACTGTAGATAATCTTGAGAATATTGCTGCTTCATCTGCGCCTGGATCTGGATCAGCAACTTGCTCAGGAAGTATTACATATTTATGTTTACCATGATCACCTATATCAAATGTTACATGATTTATATCAAAAGCCTGTTTTATTGATTCAAAGTTTTTTTGTATATCATCTTGTGAGTTATTTAATTGATCTGTTGCTTCTGGCTTATTTTCTTGGTAAGGCATAATTTCCCCTAATTATTATCAAATAAATCACCACGCACACGTAACGGATGACTATAAATTGTTGCAACTCTTTGACTGGATATTTGATCTATTGTTCTCCTGTTAACCAAAAGCTCTTGCTCTTTAAACTCTGACATTATCTTTTGAACACTCTCCATATCCATACGGTCTTCAAATATCTTCTTAGCAGCACCGTAAGCAATGTACTGCCACTGTTGGGATATTTCTGGCATGTCGCCATCATTTATTAATTCCGTTGGTCTTTGTGCAACCTCGACCTCTACTCTGTATGGTTGATCAGGAACAGGTCGGAACATAAATTGATCATGATGATATAAAACTGTTGTTGGAATAGACGGAACGTACGGAACTGTTTGGCTATAAACAGTCTCGCCGTTTGCTGGTGCTGATGTAAGCGTAAATGCATAAGCACCAGTAACATAATTTATTGCACCTACTACTGCATCTCCTATAAGATTTCCATCTCCGTCATCGTATACAGCAAGTCCGTCATTATTTGCATCAATAGAAGAAAACATAACGTAATTGCGTAATACAGGATTTGATTTAAGCGTTCCAGCGTATGCAACTGTTACTCCATTGCCTTGCCCTATTTTTGCCTTTGTTTCTGTTCGTGGATAGATAGTAAACATTTGATCTCTATCTTGAGTATATGTAGCTCTTCTACCTGAAATGTAAATATTTTCATAAATACTTGTGTAAATATTGTTGAAGTTCGGGACTATATCTTCACCTTCATAGGTATCTTTAAATGGTTCAGTGTAAAAAGTAAGTGTTTTGCGTAAGTTAAATGTCTTTAAATGAGACGGAAAATCATAAAGTATAAAAGTATTAATATAGTCATCGATTGTATCGTCTGCAATCTGAGAAATAGAAGGTGATTTTGTCAGCCTTCTTATCTTTATTCTTATCTTTTCAAGAGTAGATAACGTATTATCTGGCATAATATCTCCTACATATTAGTATTTGTGTGCTACACACTTGTGTGCTACACACTTGTGTGCTACACACTTGTGTGCTAAGTCGTATCATGTGTATACACGTTGGTACCAATAATCTTACCAATAGGAACAATAATCGCACATGCGTTGTAATACCAACGATCAATAGGAATCGAAAACTCACGGTATTTAGATGTATCTGTCTTTATAGTAAAAGTATCCACTCCAGTAACAGTAATCGGTAACTTCTTACCATCAAGTTTAGGCATTCCATATTGTCTTGGTATATAAAATCGAACTACTTGCCCAGTTGAATATCCATGAGCAAAAGATGTTGTTATTACTGCCTGTCTAGCTTTTGATATAGAAGTTATAAGACGCATAGCCGGACTAAACCGAGGATCTTCAACAGCACGACATTTAGACATCCTTTCTCCTTTTTTTCACCATAATGGTGTTTGGTATCTACTTCGTTACATACTCAGCGGAAATAATTGCTTTATCGTATTCACCAACATCAACAAACTCGGTACTATGAAACTCGAATCTGTTCTTCATTTGACCTATTGTCTTGAGCGCTATCCCTTTTTCATTTATTGCATGCTTATGTACTTTGTATCTACCACGTTTATTGAGATGTCTTGCAACACCAAGTGGGATTTTTACAAGTGTATTATCTTGTAACGCGTATTTCATCACAGGATCACCCTTAAACTCTTTAAACATGAACCTAAGCGTTCCACCAGGTACAGCATTAAACTTAAAAATACCCTGAACCATCTTTCTATTATCTAGACGCTTATCCTCAATATCAGGAGTTTTTATTATTGTTGGTGTCTTAGACACTGGTGTCTCTACTTTTTTCTCAGTTACTTTTTTTTCTGGCATCTTCTTCCTTTAAGAGTAAAACACACTTAGTGTGTAGAGAGGGAGACTTGCTCCCTCTATTAATTATTCAATATCGGTTCTATCGGATTTTCCTGCGACCCATTTGATTACGTCGGCATTTGTTCCTCCAGGACTTCCAGATGCTATTCCAGCGGTTCCAGAAGTTCCCAAAATTACACCAAGGAAACCAGTATTGCGTTCTGCATCAGCAAAACCTGTATCAACAGCAAGATCATGACCAAGAGGTACGACATGTGCATGTGTTGCAGGCATAGCTGCAGGTAATGCAAAATCAAACGCAGCATATGCAGTTGTGTTAACACCAATGCTAAATGTAGAATCATTTATAACTGTTACTGTTAGAAGTTTTCCATCAAGCTCTTCCATACCATAAGAGGATGAAACTCTAAAACGAACTTGTTGGCCAGTTGTGAATGCATGATCTACTAATGTAGTAACAACACCTGGATTTGCTTGTGTGATATTAGCTATTACACGCTTCTTAGGGTGTAATATGTTATAAACTGTTACGTTTGGAGCTATATATTTCCAAGTTCCATTTGCACCAGCAATAACACCAGGTGCTTGCTCAAGTGTATTTGCAAGTCTAAAACTTGTATCTGCAACTACAGTGTCAACAGTAAAATCAAGTCCATTGATGTTCGTGTGAGCAGTACCGTAGACTCTTACAACAGCACCAGCTACAAGTCTAGATGTATCAGCTGTGCTATATACAGGTTGTGTTGTGTTTGTTCCGCCTGTTATGTCGTCTGTAAATGTAAACAAGTTTGAGCTATCAATGAGAGAAACACCTCTCATAACTGTTCCGTTAAAACCAGTAGCTGCTGTAGACATAGAAAGTACTTGAGATGCTGCTGCATGGAATTCTACAAGCGCATCATCTTCAGTCATCTCTTTTTGCCAATGCCATCTAACAGCTTTCCACTGAGTGGATCCAGCAATGTTAGTTAGATTATATATTTCAATCCAATCAATATCAGATCTCAAAGGAATAATCTTATCTGTACCATCTGATGTAAAAGATCCTTGTTGTATAATAGTTCTATAAGCCATAATTACTCCTTTCTATTAAGATAATGTTGATCTAAGATTTACTAACCACAAATCGTTTGTAATAACAGGCACTTGAGCCATCTTGAATCCTGCTGTTGCATTAAGTGCAAGTGGGCCACTATACATAGGATCTCTATATATATATCTAGATGAATACTCGTTTTGTGATACACAAGCATATGCTTCCATACCAAGACAGAAGTTATTCATAACTCTTTCTCCATCTGCTGAAGCTTCATCTTCATACGATCCAGCTGAAGAAACAAAAATTCTAAAGTTAGATATAGATCCATATTCAGAAGGAAGTGTTCCAGATGTGTCTGGATACGCTGATTTTGATAAAAATCCAGCAACATTATCAAAATCGCCTATCATTTTAGTGGAAGAAAGCATTAAGAATGCATCTCGAATAGGAGCTGTTCCAAATTTATCCATAGCTTCTACATTTTCCAAGATAGTTTTTGCATCAGCATCCATCAACGATCTAATCGCAATGTTAACATCAGCTTTTGACATGTTTGTTGGTGTATCACCATTAGCACCGTTCACACAGTTAATATATCCTGCTGTTGCTGCAAGCATTTCGCGTACAAGCTCATCTTCGGTTTCCCTAAGACAAACACCTAAACGAAGAGCTGCTTGATTGAGAACCATTCTGTTACTTTTGTGACCTATCTCTAGGCGGGAAGGGTTCTTCGACCCCTCCTCTCCGGCTTTCGTTCCGGAGTTCAGACTATCGCATCCCTTGCGGGTCTTCTCACTTAGTCGTTCACGGTGATTTATTTTTTCATTCAAAATAGACAACTTAACTCTCGCTGTCATAATCATCCTATGAAAAATAAACCTTCCGCCCTGTCGCCATAGCTTACGCCGTAGGCTTCCAAGTCAATCAGAGAAGATTTAGAGACCCCATACCTTTTAGGGTCTTGGTTATTTATGATAACCTGCTCGTTAATATCGATAAATGTACCGTAGTAACTAAGTTCTGCGTCGATATCAAAAGCGGTTAGTTGTTGACCAGGAGGAGAAATGCCTGTAGTTCCTAGAGGAACTGTTGCGGTAGATAGTTTATTATATTGTCTAAAACGTACTTTTCCGCCACCGTGCATCGGAACAGATTCTTTCATAGCACCAAGTTTATGTATTAAATTTGGTGTAGGAACAGATAGGAGAACATTTGTGAAAGATATTTCGATTTCTGGTGGTAAAGACGTTGTTGTAGTTCTTGCCATAAGTAATCCTTAAGTTAATCTCATAAATTACAACTTAAGCTTGACGAATGCTTACAATCAGTCTGTTACAGCATTATGCTGTGGGAGGACTGGCGAGTGTCAGAGAATCAGCCACATATATAATAGCATAGTAATTTTTATTTTTAATGAAAAGAAAATAGCTAAATAGACTGGTCTGTTAGACTGGTCTATAAGCTGGAGGTATTGTTACTTACCTCCAGCCAATTAGAGAAAGAGAGTAGTTATCTACTTTGTCTGGAAAGAGCAAAAGCCCTTTGATAAATTTGCTTTTTAGCATCTTTGGTTAGAACTCTTCCTTGGCCAAACGCATTTGCTTGCTCTAGAGGAGATGCTCCCTTCTGCGGAGATACACTCTGGAGCGGTTTAGGTTTTAAACTGTTTTGTTGTGCTAAGGCTCTATCAGTCTTGTAATTGTCCTCAACATATATTCCAAGCTGTTTTATAATTTTATATGCAGATACAGCACTTGAATACAAATTAGTTCCTGAACCAATTGTTTCTGCTAACTCAGGCTGAGAATTCCTAAGCGCTTCTATATTCTCAGGAGTAACAACCTTGTCAAAGTCTGTGTATTGAGTGCGAAGCTTAGTCTCTATAGTTGTAGCCTCTGACTGTTGTCTATATTTATTCAAGGTATCTTGTTGCTTTTTAAGTTGCTTTTCTAATCTTCTATAATGCTTACCCTCAAGGAAATCATCATCAGCAATATTAAATTCTTCTTCTTGTACTGGTTCAGGAGCTGGCTTATTCTTATTAACTAACTCCTGTAATAATAAATCTTTTTCTCTATTCTCTCTTTCAAGACGCTCTTTGTCTTTACGTAATGCACGTATATTTATCTCATTGCCAGAAATAGCTTGCGCTTCCTTAGCCTTCTCAACAACCGTAGCTACTTGCTCCTCTTTAGAGGAATACTCTTCTTGTACGATAGTATTATCTGCAGCATCCTTGGTAGGTTCTTCAGCATCCACACGGGGCTCATTAGTATTTACTAATTCTTCAATCATTAATTTCTCCGTTTAATACTCTTGCTTTATGTAACAAGGTTCCGTCTTTAAATTTTAGTATATGCCTTAATAAACACCATTCTTCTGGCGGTACAAAAGCTGCATTTAAAAACATGTAATCACAAAGCTGCACACTTGGTACAGTCCACATATGTTCAAGATAATCTTCTTTGCTTATATACCTAAAAACAGATTGATCATAGGCTGGGGTCGGACACGACTTCTCCGCGACAAAATAACTATGCATAGTTCTATATGCTAGTTTCTCTTTTTTAAGCAAAAATAGCACAAAAAAATCACCAACAAACTTATTCTTAGCTTTTTCGGCAACATTGAGAAGTTTATCCATGTATTTTTTCTTTTTAAGCCATTCCTTACCAAACTCTAATGCGTTAACCGTATAACCATCTTCTTTTTTTTGAAGCTCAGACGCTATCTGACCAACCGTTTTATCTCTCTTTTTATTTAACATATTTATTTGACTGGTCTAAATGTTACTAGATCAATCTTAGTTATTATATGCTTCTTTGGAATAAATGCTTTGCTAAACATACAACTTCTCTTACAGCAAGAACCAAAAAGCGAAAGAATAAATAGTAATATGACTAATTTGACAGATTGTTTCCTTACGCGCTCCATTCTTATACGATTAGTAATGGGCGAGTCACACGATCGTGCTGTTAGATTTGATCTTTTCTTGAATTTGCGATTCTTCTTTGGTTTTTTCTTTTCAGTTACTAACTCTTTAATAATATTGATGAAATACCAGAACATGTCTCTAAAATTCATATTTCCTCTTCTTTTGCATTGAAAAGGGGCCAATGTACTTACTCCACCGACCCCTAATATTGAAAGGCTACTTTCTATACTTAACAGGCCTTGGTTCAACACGTTCGAGTTCGTTGTATCTGCTTGATCCCATTTCTTTTGGTTGCTTATACTTTTTTTTTGAAGATGGCTGCATGTTTGCTGGTACTCCCAAAATGTTATAAGCAATACTTCGAACCTTTTTGTCTATTCTTGGCATCATAGGCATATTAGTACTTCACAACTTTTTTTTGAGCACCTTTTCTTCTCTTGCTGGTATCTGCACTCATTTGAGCATCAATGTCAGCCATTGTATCGCCGTAATTACCTTGTAAGTACGTATCTACTTCAGGGTAGTTCTTTACAAACGATTTCATTGGTAACGCAGAAATCATTTTACTTGAGAAATATTTATTCTTAGCCATTACATTCCCTTTCTGGAAACTGCGTGAGTATAAGTCACGCAAGGTTAAAACCTCTATCCTAAAAAGTGGACCATAAGCCCGTACCAATGGCCCACAAGTATGAAGACTTTTTTTATTCTATCACATCTGTCATATTTTTTAATGAATTTGTAGTATTTGTTGTTTCTTGTTTTTCTTGCGGTGTTATGTTCTCAGCTTGTCTAAATTGCTGTGTCAATTGTACAAGTTGTTGCAATTGTTGGATATCAACACCTTCAATCTCTTGTAAAATCTTAACCATATTAAGTAGTCCAGCTGTTCTATCTTTTTGTGCTTCAGCTTTCTTCTCAACAGCCATTGCTTCATTCTCTTGAACTCTGCTTACACGCTCAATACCAAGACCTCTATCTGCTTGTGCTCTAGCGTGAGCAAGATCTGTACGTGCTTGTTGTTCTTGTTCTGCAACTTGCTGTGCTTGTTGCTCTTGCTGTGCTTGTTGTTGTTCTTGTTGTTCAATAGCCTTAATAAGTTCGTTCTTGTTCTGTAATGTAGCTGCTTCAATAATAACACTGTTGGGAATAGGAATTCCAGATACTTCTTTAAGGTGAAGTAATTGAGCAAGTTGAGTCTGTTTCTGTGTAGTAGTGTTAAGACCTTCTTCAATAGCAGCGTCGTATTTCCCAAAAGCTTTATTATAAAACTGTGGAGAAGGCTGTTCTGCTAAAATGCGTTGAACTTTTCCAGGTGTGAAACTTAATTGCATAAGATCAACAAATATAGAACCTAATAATTTTTGTGATTGGTCCAGATTATCAAAAAGCTCCTGCAAAGTAGTGAGACCAGCTCCTTGTCTAAGCATAGATAATATACCAGCCTTATCATCCGTTGCAGTACCAAGCAATTCTTCATTAACACCAGCTATCTCCTGTATCTCCTTGCCAAGCATCTCAGATATCTGTAACAAGGCAGGATTAAACTGTGGAGACTCTATACGCTGCACATCAGAGATTTGCGCATCTCTTTTTAAAGCTATCCCTTTACCTTGCCCTGATGCAAAAATATCTTTTGGATTAACAAGAGCATCCTCTTTGTATATCCATCCAGAATTTACTTGTGACTCAAGAATATCTAACTCTATGTTCTTACGACGGTTATAAAGAAACTGTGCGTCTCTTAGCCCACGAACCATTCCCTGTATTCTATCAGAAAATGATGACAGCTGAGGACGGAAGTACCCAAAAACTGGAACAAATGGCCACTTGTCTAAACCCGTAGGTTGAGGCCCATCGTACATAACCTGTTTGTGAACAGTAATTGCTACACGAACTGTCGGTATCTCTTGATCAATTAAAGTAACCTGAGGATACATTCTAAGAAACTCTTCAAGCTTGTCTTGTTGGTCGTACCTCCATTCAAACGTATCGCCTGTCTGAGTGTCAACAAGAAGCTTTTGAGTTCTATACGCTCTGTAATAGTATTCGTCGTATGCGAGTAAGTTTTGAGGCCCTGCGTTAACACTCTCTGCCATATAAGAAAACTTGCCGTCTTTCGTATCATTAAAAGATGTGAAACCAGCTATATCGTCTGCTTTTTCAGGTAACAGAGAAATGCATTCCTGCTTAGTAAGATAAGAACGCTTCCATATAAAATTACAGTCTGAGAGATCTTTCTTCTTGAAATACGGATCTATCATAAATGAATTATAATCACAGTTATCTACTTTTATATCACCAGATATTGGATCACTTCGATAATCAACCCATACCTGTAATAGATTGAGGCCTGATGTTGTAGCTCCATGAAAAGAATCGGACAATGTGTTAAGTGTTCCGTCTCTTCCATGAGCCCAGTATAAAAGCTTTGTAAACTGGTCTGCTGTTTCTTGATCTCCATTCTCTACTGGCACAATAATTGTCGATTTTCTATTCCGCCTCTGGAAACCAGTTACCATATTAATAATACGTCTGATTCTATTGTAGTTAAACGTCTTGTTGTTACCAATATACTCAGTACCATAAAGCTCAGACCAAATATTCTGGTCCCCAGCTTCAAATCTTGCATCCATATTTGCGTGTGATAAGAAAGATTGATAAATAGAGATGCTATCGTTATAGGACTGATCCATCCTAGTTAAAATAGCTTGGTTGCTATCATATTGATCATTCATAGACATAATTACACCCTACTTTCAGATTATCCTTTTTAATTTTATTATCTAAAAAAATGTGGCAGATTACTTGAGCTACCATATTTAGATTCTTTATACATTCTATCAATTTCTTCAGGAGATAGCCCTTCTTGAAATAAGTTTCTTGAAATTGCAAGATATCTGAAACCGTCACAATTTGAAACCAAATAGCCATTTACATAGTAACAGTTATCATTTTCAATAGTTAGGTCGTATACCTCTTTTTGTATATCTGATTGATATATCCGCACATTTTTTACTACATGTTTTTTTGAGACGATACTTATTGCATTCAAAAACCTTATTGCATATGCAACAATTCCTATTTTCATTGTCAATGCGAGAGAGGACCCTTGCTCTTGTTTTGCACGCATTCGAACAATATTTTTGCCACAGCTTTGCTTTTTCTCCATTCTTTCTAAGCCTGGCTTTGTTTTCTGCTGATTGGATCCAACCCTCTGGTCGCAAGGCATGGATACTTGCATGCTCTTTTCTTGTAAGCATCTTAAGGTTTTCAATCGAGTTATTTCTTGTATTAAAGTCTTTATGGTGGATAACACATCCTTTAGGTATATTACCATTGTGGAATTCCCAAACATGTCTTTGCAGCGTTGTATAAACCCCTTTTCCAGATCATCCTTGAAAATACTTTGAATCATTCCATGTATAAATGTATCCATTAAACATGATTTGTTTTTCGTCTTCAGAGATAAGATAGTTTTCTTGAATCCTTTTAAACCTTGTTCCCCTGTAAAATACCCAAATATCTTTTTCCATAAAAAACTCCTAATTATACCGTACGGTTCTAAAACGTCAGTATAACTAAGTTCATCAGCAGAAACTAGCTTTCTTTGTGTAAAGACTTTGTGGTCTGGCGTACACGTTATGTTGTCATTTATACAACAAAGTTTATTTGTTAGTTTCTTATGAACTTTAAGTATCTTTCTCTTTCCAAGTGGAGTCAAAACATAATCCCCAACAGAAAGATTTTTTATTGGGATATCTCCAATTGGTGTCTTAACTTTCATTTCCCCTGTAAAACAAAAATGTGATGCCCAGTTATGGAGTGGCTTATCGCGGTATACTTTACGTATTGGATCAAACTCTTTACGATAGTTTTCAAGAGCCTTAATAAGCTTAGAACACTTGTCTTTATCTATCCACACTTTAGGCAACATAGTTCTTACAGACTCAATCCCATCGTATATCGAAAGCTTAGGCGCTACAGTAAAATGTATTCCAAGATCTCTTGCTTTCTCATATCGTGACATACCTGTACCTAGCTCTCTAACTTTTATATCATGAGGAGCAATATGCTTTCCCCACTGGTATGGTTTATCGCGAAGTATTTTTGCATAAAACTCAAAACCCTGTCCAGTATCCTCATAACAATCAATGATGTTAATCGTTCTACCAATAAACTGAAAGAAAATTATAACTGTTGAATCTCTCATTCCAAGATCCCATGCTGTATGCACCTTGTGAGATACATCCCATGGAACAGTTGTAATCCTGTTTTCGCGACGCATGATATCCATGTACTTAGTATAATAGCCACCCTCAACACCTAAATCGAACGAGCAATAGAACTCCTGCTGAATAAGATCTTCAGACATAAGACCTTCTGTTCTTATCTGTTCAAGCTCTTCCATTGGAATATGCTTCGTGTCATCAAGAGTAAGATGGTACGCAAACCAATCTTGATTATCCTTAGCCATCATAAACAAATCGTAAAACGCTGACTTACCCCTTGGTGTTGAAACAAATAAAGCCCATCCACCATTTGCTGAAAGTATTGGTCTAATGAGATTATAAGCCATCGGATCCTGTAACGCATACTCAGAGAATATGCATGAGAATGGGTTTGTTCCCATAAGATTATCGTAATGATCGGAACCAATAAGTTGAATAATTGAGCCGTTCTTGAGTGTTATCTTAAGTTCTTGAGCGTTCTTAGATTTAATTGCTTCTTGTGGTATATAGTCATGAAATGATTTACCAGAGTTTGTTATCGAATCCCATATTACTTTTTTAGCTTGTGCATATGTTGGAAATATATAAAATATCACGCAAGTCTTCACCATGGCTTGCCATATAGCTATGTTCCATGCAGTAAGATCTTTACCTGAACGTCTAGGTTGAACAGCTACTACTTTGCGGTATCCCTTGTTAATAATAGCGTCCATGATTGGAACTTGATATGGTCGTGGAATAAAATCATTTAGAGGTATCGCTTTCTTCATTCTTACTCTCTTTTGCTGGTAATTCAGGAACCTTATCTGAGTTGGCTACTTGGAGTATGCTGAATGCGGTGTTTACCGCTTGTTGTGCGTTATCATTTTTCAGTTTAGCTCTCCACTCTTCGTCTTTTTTCCAGGATGGGTCATATGCTTGCTGCCTTGATCTTATCATACCCGAATCATATTCCTTAAATATTGCGCCTTTTTCTCTATGTGACCCAATTTTATAAAGCACCTCTGCATGAATATTGCGCAAGAACTCACTCCTTTCTAGCCATCTATGATAAAGCCTAAATGGTATTCCGCGATCATGGAAAAAGTCAGAGATAAGAACAGGAGTTTCTTTATAATTTTTAGTTACCGTGCATGCCCAATTCATAAAATCCTTAGCTATGTTTCTAAGAGCATTCTCAGTAATTAAAACTTTGTTGAAAGTTTTAATATCACAATATTCGTCAAAGACTACTGCGGTAGACTTTTTCTGGGTCTTCCTTTTCCGTGTGATAAGCTTAGAGTTTACCTTCTTTTTAACACTGGTGTTTTTATTTTGAGGCATTTTTAATCTCATTTATATCTTTACGGATATTGACTATATATTCTGCTAGTTCGTTAACATAATCTTCTAATACGTCTATTCTTTGTTGGAGTCTGGATGGGCATGGTTGTGTATGTGGATGCGTTGTATTACGTTTATGTGTTTTTACTGTGACGGTAGTATCTGTTGGTTGTGGATTAAAGTTTGTGTTTATTTTTTTTGCTGGTTTGAACTTCATGTCTCTCCTTTATTTTTTACTTTTAATATCTCTTTCTATTTTATAGATTTTAGATGAATAATACGATTGATTAGAAGTATTGTCTTTTTCTAGTTGTTTTATTCTATCTTCTGTTTTTCTGTTTGTCAGATCGAGATTTTTATCATCAAGGTCTCTTCTAAAATGCAGCCATTCTCTTTCCAGTGCAATAAATTTTTCTTCGTAAAACTTTCTGTCTGCTGCATAGTCAGCTTTAAGGTCACATTCAAATGCAGGTGTAGAGATAGGATTCCTAAGAAGGATCTCAATTGCATTAATTTTTTCTTCTAACTTTTCTAATCTTAATTTATCGTTCATTCTTATCCTTATACTTTGTTATTGTAATTTCAGTACGTGGATTATCTTTACTATAAATCTTTATACTACTAATTGAACTAATTTGTGAATCATCTTTGTATAATATACCATTAGCACAATCAGATATAAATTTAATAAGATTATCTAAGTCAGGTTTATAATAATGTGGCATTCCGTGTACTTGGTGTAACTTATGTCTTTTTGGAATTGGCATTAAAAAACGAAGTGTCATATGTACTGGCCCAGAGAGGGGAAAGATCCCTGAAAAAGGTAAAACTGAGATTTGCTGCTTAAGTAAAAGCCCATAGTATAACTTCTCGGCTTTCTGGGGGTCGTAAGTTCGAGACTTACCGTTAACTATTTTGTGCCTGTGTCTTTTCAGAGGAATCGGATTTCCTGGTATAACAAACACTGGTGTTTGTAATAATATATCTTTAGAGTTCATTACTACCCATTGTTTACTTTATCTCCCTTAAATAAACTCATAGACCTATGTAGTCCATTTACTATATCCTTGACCAGGTATAATTTTTGACATGCTACTCCTTTTTATCCGGTAAATGATGCTCAGATTCAAGATCTCCAGTGATAACTATGTCAATAAACCTCATTCCATCAAAAATAAGATAGTTTGTCATATTAACAGACTCATACTCAGGAGAATATCTCTTTATCCTATTTATCCATCTTGAATTAACAACTAAATACAACGAGTGATCCCTAAATGAACCTTCTTTGGGAATTTCTTTAAAATAATCACCCATATAACTCTCATCCAAAACAGTAAACTTTATAATCATAAAAAAAGATAAATAAATTATAACGCCATTTCTTTTCAATGTAACCTTTAGCTTCTCACCGTCACTTTGCATATCATCTATGAAATATCTAATTGGCTTATCACCAACAATAAAAATTCTTTCTAATCTTTCTTCCATGCTAAACGTACCTAATCTTAGTTGTTTCTATAACTTTACCATCTTTTCTTTTACGTTGAACTTCAAGAGTAGACATATCTCCACTGCTTGTAACCCTATCTATTACAGTTCCATTTGGAACAGTGCTAATATTAATTCCTTCATTAGGCTCGTATTGATCCTTTGGATTTAATTTCTCCTTATCCTTTTCCTTATCACCACCTGGCTTAATATACTCCTTTGTTCCAGATTTTGGCTTGTTGCCAGCACTTGGAATGGCTCCTTCAAGTATATCATCTAATCCCTCAATTGGAGGCACGGCCTCGTGTGTTCTAACATTATGCTTTACAAACTTACGTGTGAAATTACGTAACTTCTTAGCTGTTCGATGAGCCTGTTTTACAATGTGAACAACTTCATCCTTAACTATCTTTGGAACCTTAATAACTTGCTTAGCTACATGCTTTGCTTCATCTTTAACTATCTTCGGTGATCGTGCAAGATTATCAAGATACTTTTTAATATCTTCCTTGGGAGCTTCTTTAAAAAAATCAGCAAGTGTTTTGTATCCAACGTAACCTACTACACCTAAACCTCCAACTGCTGCTAATGGTACCAATACCGGAGCTGATATAAACGTAACCGCAGCTGTGATACCAGCC